CATCGAATCGCGCTACCCACATTCGGATCTTGCCCTTGGCAGTAGTCCGATACTCCTCACCAGCATCGGGAGATGCAAGGTGAAGTCCACGAGCTTGCAAAGCCTCGTCTATGGATGATGCGTGCATGTAGTATACCCTCGGGTTATCGAACAACACCGAGTCATTCTCCTGCAAGCTCTTGGTTGAGCCTGCGTTCGAGAACGATGTGTCCCATACACCATCAGCGTCTGTGATAGGATTGTTATCCTCATCACGTTCAACGATGATGAATGATATACCGAGTATGGCCTTAACGGCCTTCTTTGCTTGAGTCATAGTGACTCCTTTCCGTTTAACAAAGTGACGCCTGTAGTACACGTCACAAAAGTTTATCACTACAGTACAACTCTCAGCGGAGCAGGGCAGAGTGTTTGCACACTCACACCTGACTCCACCAAGAGTGTCTAACCAGCACTTTTCAACCAAATACCGAAAGACATACCTTTCAGCGAGGGGGGTGGGATCTATATATACCACGCACGCACATTCCTACTAAGTTTTTTGCTAATTGCGATAAATGGCAGTTTAGACTATGTTACATAATGAACTTTGGAGTTTTTACTGCATTTAAGTCAATCATAGGGTGACTATTACTAAGACTAATACTAAGATTATACTAAGTAAGATATATCAAAGTGTTAAAACTAAGATTATATCTAACAAAGAGAGGACTCTTGACGAGTCCTCTATGGGTAATACTAAGATTGATCAGTCAGTTCCATTAAAAGCGGAGGGTTTGTTTGGAAAGGGGAAGTGGGGAGTATATTGCTTTGACGATTTTATAGAGGATTTGGAAAGATTGTCTGAAAACGAGGAAAAGGAAGGTTATGATGAGATATAATGGTAATGAGCCCACTTATCTATGAAAAAGAAAAAAATTAATAGAAAACATAAGTTGTACCCAGAGAAGTTTTACCAAGATATTATGGACGAATCCTACAGACCCATAAATAAAATATGGATAGATGAAGAACTGCATAGATTAGGTATTTATGTAGGAATACTTAATGGCAAAAGAAAAACAGAATCTTATCGAGAATGGTATAAAAAAATGATGAAGTCTGAAAATGGATAAATTAGTAAGAAAACATCTTAAACAACAGTTGAGAAAAGGGTCTAAGAGAGAGTATTACTGGAAAGAGTACTTGATTTATACAGAAGAAGAGGCTAAAGAGCATAAAATGGCCTATAAACCATGGAAAGATTGTAATGCAGGCGATTTTGGACTGTCGGATGATGGTTATGTGGCCTTATGTCTAAAAAGGCGGGAATATGATAAGAATACAAATTACGTCTTTCCGTTCGGACAGGTGTTCAATGGGCCTAAAAGGAAACTATTATATGAACCGCATCGTAAAACAGGGAGTTATGCAGCGATTACGGCAAAAACCTTTGAAGATCAGAACAGAGGTCGTAGGGCATATAAGAACTTTGCGAAGGCATATGCTATACAATTTGTATCTGGTAACCTGGATTACAAGACACTTGGTAAAATTTTTAATAAAGACGATGGAGATCCGACTGCAAAGGCAAAGTCGTTACTAAAGAAGGAGTATGTGAAAGAAATGATTGATGATGAACTAAAAAAAATCTTAGCGGATAAGGGTATAGATGAGGGTTCAGTGCTTGATATGATAAAAGATGCACATGAGGTGGCCAACAATAAGGCTGACCCAGCAAATATGATGAGAGCAGCCGAGGTTTTGGTGAAGATTTTGGGTCTGTACGAAAGAAAGACACCCGAGATTCACCAAATTGAAGGTGAATTCATGTCTTTATCCGAAATTGAAGACAAATTGCTTATAGATGAGCCAAAAGATGCTCGTTAATGATGTAATAAAGAAGAAAAAGCCAAAAAAGACAAGGCAAGGATCCTCAAAGAATACAAAATGGACAAGAGTAAAGAAAAAAAGATACAGAGGGCAAGGGAGATAGAGATATTCATGAATAGGACGTTCCTTACATCCCTTGAAACCAAGTGGTGGAAGGCAAATCCTGGTAGTTTTTATGAGTATTCAACGGAATTGCCCGAAGAAGTGGTCGCTACGTTAGGATGGAGTGATTCTGATTTACTTCAGGTGTCCCCTATGATGGATAGTGACGATTTAAGTACAGGTGTCTTTATAAGAAACATAACTAAGGATGGTTTACATGGAAGATGAGTCTGTAGAAGTATCTTCTGAAGAAATGAAGAACTTGAATAACCCTGATTACAATCGGGTTATATTTGATTCCTTCTCGTTTCGCTTAAAACAGGCTAAAAACAGCCTATATCGTATATCAAGGATGGAATCTTCTGAAGAAATGATCCATTTTGCTAAAAAAGCACTTGATATACTTGAACCAGGCTGGAGAACTCGTACAAAATGACAAAAATAGACAAAAAGCCAAATTTATACAAGCAAAGGAAGATACTCCGTCAACTTAGAGATGATATGATTGCCTTTGGTCGTGTATGTTTACCTGGAATGTTCACTTCCAAGTCTCCAGATTTCCACCACGAACTTAGTAAAATATTTTTAGATGAGTCTATTCGTAAAATGTGTGTCATCGCACCGAGAGGTCATGCAAAAAGTTCGATTGGAGCTTGTCTATTCCCACTACATCATTTATTTTTTAGCAAAGGCCAGAAGGTAATTGTGTTGTCCAGTAAGACTCAAGGGCATGCAATCGATCAATTGCAGACTATTAAAGATGCATTAGATCATTCGATGTCTTTAAGGAGTCTTTTTGGCTATTGGGGTCAGCATTCTGCAAAAGTTTGGACGAAAGATAGAATTGTATTGAAAGATAATTCAGCTATCATTTGCAAAGGGACGGGTCAGCAGGTTCGTGGATTGAAGTTCGGGAACCAAAGACCTACTCTTTTTGTACTTGATGACCCTGAAGATGAGAATAATACAAAGACAAGTGAGGCAATGGAGTGGAATCTCCGATGGTTGCTTCAAGGTGTCGAACCTGGTCTTGATGCAGTAAAAGGAAGGGTGCTTGTAATTGGTACTCCGCAGCATGAAAGTTGCATGGTGGAACTTCTGCACGAGATGGACGGTTATAAATCTGTAAGATATCAAGCTCTCTCTGACGACGGTAAGACCTGCCTTTGGCCCGATCTCCATCCGGTAGATTCCTTACTTGAAAAGAAGAAAGACTTGGAATCTATCAATCGCTTATCGGTCTTTTACAGAGAATACCAATGTCAAGTCGTTGGGGATGAGGACCAGCTCTTCAAAGAGAAGGATTTGCGATATTGGGATGGAACCTACGAAAAGGGTGATGAAAGGACAGGTATTCTTAACATCACCCATCTCAATCATGAGAAACTCGACAAACCTATAAGAAAATTTGTATTTGTTTTTACAGGCATAGATCCTGCCTCTTCAACAAAGCAAACCGCTGATTTTAGTACAATTGTTTCAATTGCAATAGATTCAAACGATAATCGTTACATTCTTCCATATTACCGAAAACATGCCAAGCCAATGGATCTTGCTCAGGCCATACTCGATTATGACGATATGTACAGACCTCAAAAAGCTCATGTTGAATCAGTTGGATATCAGGAGATGATCCGTGATTACATAACACGGATACGATTTATACCTGGTTTTGCAACAAAATTAAACCCGAGGACTTCAAAGAGTTATAGGCTTGAAAGTCTACAACCCTGGTTCTTTAAGCATAAAATATTCTTAAAACCAAATATGACTGATTTTGAGAACGAATTGCTCATGTATCCTCGGGGAAAGCACGATGATTTACTTGACGGACTTTATTATGCTTTCTATGGATCCTACAGGCCACCCGACAAAGATTTAACTATTGGAGATGAACATGAGTCATACGGGGTACAGGAGTTCGACTGGGCGATCTTATAAGAGATACGCTAAATTTATATCTCTGATGAATTTTATAAAATCTTTGATAGATAATAAAATAACAGGAGAAATAAAAATTAACTTGCATAAAGGGAACATTTCACATAAAGTGCACGTTAGTAAAAGCGAGGAACTACCTATGTAGGCCCTCATGTACATCATAAGTTGGAGTTGGGACCACTGCACTTGCAAAGCCCTTATTCAGATAAAACTTTCTGGGTAGGGGTTTTTTTTATGCCAAAATACGACAAAACACTAAAAGATAAGATGTCTGGCAACATGCTGGACTATCTTGGTTACAAGGAGGGTTCAAACCCAGAAGATTCTCCAATACACAAAGATGTCAAGGAATCTTTAGAATTATTAGAGCATTATCATTCTGAGCGTGAAAAATGGGCCACAAAGTTTAAAGAGGCTGAAGAATTCAGAAATGGTGTCCAATGGACTAAAGTTCAGACAAATGTACTAAAATCTCGTGGGCATAATCCGATTGTAGTAAATCGTATCCATCCAGCTATTGAAACGGCAAAAGCCTTACTTACTTCAAAAAAGCCTCAATTCAGAGCAACCGCCAGAGATGATTCAGACAGAGAGATAGCAAAAATCTTTTCAGACCTCTTTCAATGGATATGGGAGCAATCGAATGGTAATGCTGAGTTAAAAAGAGCTATTGATGATTATTATGTCGGAGGAATGGGAGTTCTGATGGCATATCAGGATCCAAATGCTGATTTTGGCAAAGGCGAGGTAATGCTGAAAAGCATCTACCCTCTTGATTTATATGTAGATCCAAACTCAAGAGATATTTTCTGTCGTGATGCAGCTAACATGATCGTTGCCAAGTTAATGACAGATGATGAAGCTGAGAAGATATATCCTGAATTTGAACATATTTGGAAAAAAGCACAGTCGTCTCAACAGGAACGATACCCTGTTACTGGATTAGATAAGACAGAAGATCAAATTTTACTTGGAGATACCACAACTGACGATACAATCTCTCCAACGAAGGAGTATCTTGAACGATATACCAGGGTAAAAATTAAATACTATCATATTTACGATCCCTTCTCAAAATATGAAGCACTCTATGAAAAAGAAGAATATGAAAAGTATGAAGCAGAGGGTGTAGTAAGATTAATTCAACCTGAAGGTCCAGATGAAACGATCACAGACTTTGAGGAAGTAAAAGGATATATACAATTAATGGATCAAATCGGGCCTGTATTCCATCAGGTCATGGATCCAGAAACAGGCGAAATGTCAATACAACCTGGAGAAGAAGGAAATGAGGCTGTTCCAGGCTCAACCAGAGAAATCGTACTGATGACTAAGGGTGAGTTAATTGAGAATGGTGAGATTCTTGTAAACAATATTGAGCAGACACGGATCAAGATCATTGTAAGTGTTGGATCAATGCTTTTATACACCCGCATACTACCTGTGGATAGTTACCCCATAGTACCAATAATGAATGTCCACAATCGCAATCCCTACCCAGAGAGTGATGTACGCATATATAAGCCTCTTCAACAATACATAAATAAGATTCGTTCTCTTATTATTGCTCATGCGACAACTTCAACGAATGTAAAGCTTTTAATCCCAAGAGGATCGGTTAATAAGACAGAGATCCAAAAGGAATGGGGAAAAGCTGGTACCGCAGTAATTGAATTTGATGCAGAATTAGGACAACCTGTGGTGGCTGGGCCAGTTCCATTACCAAATGAACTGTACAAGAACGAAGCTGAAGCAAAGCACGATCTGGAATACGGCTTTGGCATCTTTGAAATGATGCAAGGTTCTGGCTCAGGAGCACCATCTACCTATCGTGGCACAGTTGCTATTGATGAATATGGACAAAGAAGGATTAAATCAAG